AATGATTCTTCTGTTGCTGCTATTTGCTTTGCAACTTCTAAATCATAACCCATTTCAATAAGAACTTGCTCAAGAGATACCCCAACTACTCTTTTCTTTACAGCAACTTCCCAAGCATCTAAACTATCAATGCTTTCAATATCTTTCCATCTAACTTGAATGTTTGGTTCTGTAGAGTTTTCCATTTTTAGAATAAATCTAAACATGTCTGCCCAAGTTGAACCAAAAGTAATTTGACGATCTTTTACTTTAACAATAAGTGGTGATTCAGCAGTTCTTAATGATTCACCAGATGGAATGCTTCCAGTTTTTTCAAAATAATGAAGTGGTGTGGAAGTAATTGATGCCATTGAACGAACAAAATCTCTTATTGGTTCTGTAAAGACTTTATGATCAGCAGGAGCAAATTCTCCAACTTTATCAACACCCTTAAGATACCAAAGTTCTCCTGGACCATTCTTTAGACGACCAATATTTTCTGCATCTGTTCCTGTTTCATCAAAGTCTTCAAATTCAGAAGAATTTCCTGAACCACCTAACGCATAACGCTGTGGTGCTCCTTGATAATCAACAGTAACCATATGTGTTGTCATTAATTTATTAATTGCATCTTGTGGGCCATAAGCATCTGTGTGTTCTGGTCTTCCGTATTGTTTAGATGTACGGAAATGAAACACTGGTACTTCTCCCCAAGGATTTTCTACTACAGAAACTGGTAAGAATCCGTTAGCAGAAACAATGTTTATAACTTCTCCAGGCATTGTATATTTTTCAATACGATCTGGATAATACATGTTTAAATGTGAAGTCTTTTTTGTGTAATCCAGTGGATCTTCTGATTGCCACAATTTTGCAGCAAATCTTTTAATTCTTGGATTTTCATCATCATAAATCATCACAGTTGTAAGTGGTGAATTGTAATCTACAGTTGTGTTTCCATTAACATCTGTCCAAACAATTGCATAACAATCACCATAAACTAATGCACGACGATGAATTTCATCAGCATCAATCTGCAAATCATTCATTTGCCATATATCATTAATTTTTTTATTTGCTTCTTCTGTGTTGGCAGTTATGTTTGCAATTTCTAAACGATTAAGAACTGAATCTACTACAGTTCTAGCAAAGTTAAATCTAAAATTGTTTTTAATTGTGCCTAATACTTGAAGCCATCGATTATTTGAAAAAACCTCTAAATTGGTTCCTTCATAATATTCTTCAGCAACTAAGTATGTATTTCTTCTATCTACTATTGTATCAATAGCCTTTTTAATATCAGACATGTTGTCCCCTTAAGTAATTTATTTGTTTTGTTTCTAGTTTTACTGCTTTATTATCTAAGAAGTATAGGATACCAGAAACAACAGCATCTAATACGTCTTCGTGAGATATCTTTGGGAATGCCCACATTTGTTCTTCCAATACATGGAAATGTGCAGTATGTCTGACTTTTCCTTGTTGGTAGAAATTTAATGCCTTACCAGCACGTATTTGTTTTGATAAGTGTTGTGATTTAGATCTATATTTGATTGGAATATGTTTAAACACATCTTTCCATAAGTCTCCACCTTGGTTTACTTCAACATATAAAACACCAGCATCATAAATATCTGCTAAGACAGCAACTCTGTCAGCAATTTCTGATGGTGACATTTTTACTTGCTCAGCATGGCGTACATATATATTATTCTTACCCAAAGCATCCACCCCTCTTGATAGCACTGCTATTCCTGTAAAGTCAGAGATTTTGTTTTTTGTAACTGCTGGATCTATGGATATTATAGTGTTTCCATATTCAATAACCTCTTCTACTAGTATATCCTCATTTGTCCAAAACATACCATCTGTGCTTACTGGTTTGTTCATATAGTTTTTAGCAAAATCACGAAGATGACGTTGGCTGTTTAACCATTCAAGAGACCACTTTTCTTGCCAAATAGATCTTTCAGTTCCTTCATCATTTTGCATTATTGCTGGATAGTAATGAACTTTAACATTTTGTTCATCAATCCACCCTAATTCTTGATCATCATATTTTTCTGCATATTTTCTAAACTGATCCATTACTGAATTAGGCATAGTGGTAGTTCCAACAAATATCATGCGAGCAAAGATGTTCATTGGGGCAATATCATCAAACACAGTGTTCTTTTGTCTTCCAGCCTGATATTCAGAGTAGTTCTTTTCGCCCTTCTCTATATCATCTAGGATAATTAAATCAGGGCGTTGTCCAAAAACCTTTTTACCTAAAGAGTTTGTGTCAATACCATTAGCATCAAATATAAAATCGTTGCTTTGAATAATACGCCAAGAATTGGACGCCATGGCACGACCAGACGAAGATACAATCTTAGGTTTGCAAAGATCAGGATAATCTGTTTGTAAGTATTCATTTGACTCCAGTTCGTTTTTAAATGTCATTAAGTGCGTTTCTGCTTGTGATGCAGCATCCGAAAATGCAGCAATAAACTTAACATGCCCATGTGCAGCAGCCCACATAGGTAAAATAAGAAAAATCCAGGTACTTTTACCACATTCGCGTGGGGCGATAAAGGCATCACGGTTTTCTTTCGGATTTTTGGCCTTGTGAATCCAGGATTTGCCATACTCTGCTAAGTCTGTGTGAAATTCTGATAAAGTTATTTCTCCTTTATCGTTTTTTAAATGATGTGGTAAATATGTTAACGCAAAAAGCATAGGATCATACTTAGTTAATTCTTTTCTACCTTCAGAAAATGTTAACAGTTCAATAGGAACTGCATCTAAAATTTCAGTCGCCAACATTATTTTTTCTTTACACCCTTAGTTGTTTTTTGATTTGACAACAAAATATTATAAATATCATCAATCCTTGATTCCAACCTATCCACTTTATCTGCCAATGAAGAACCCCCATTAGGCTTAAGTTCAGATAAAAAGGTTTTGATCATATATCTATATACCCCCAGAAAACTTGACAACACCCCAATTAAAATTACCCCTATTGCTGAAATTATCTCTGGAGTCATTATAAGACTACCTCATATTGAGGTTTGTTAAGAATATTTTTCTGAGACACCGAAAATAGCAAAAGAAAATTAATTTTCCTAGTGGGTACCCCTTGCCCTTGACAAACCTTTATATCTGTGATATTATCAAACCTCATTGCTTGCCAAACCTTTGTTTCTTAGTATATTGTTTCTTGCTTTCGCTTCATTTAATAAGTCCATGATAGCCAAGTCAGATCCATCTTTACTTCTCTGTTCTTGGATAATGGTTGACTTACCTTCTATAAGGTTAATGGTTTGTATAGCCTTATGCACTGCCGTCGCCAATTTGTTAAGTTGATCAGGATCCAGAACATCTTGCATCAATGCCTCTACACATCTATCTAATACTGCTTGTGCTGCTATGATCTTTTCTTTGTCTGAGTAGAATGCTTTTAAATCCCCCGCCATTTTTGCCAGGGTATCAAGAGTGGGCATATCAAGGTTACGCTCGCCAAACCACTTCTTCGCTGTATGATAAGACTTTGGAAAACCTAAATATCTAAGTGTTGGACCAATACCCATTTCTTGGGCTGTTTGGATAAACTCTGTTTTCTGTTCTTCTGTAAATTGACTATATCCCATGATATTCTCCTATAATGGTTTGGTAATTACATTTTACGACGCACGTCTGGCGGCCTCTAGGCATATATAAAACCTTCATACCAGATCATCTCTTTCTTCTAGCAACTTTTCTATAGTTTCAGATAAGTCTTTGTCCAAACCTATGTTTATGGATACATCTGTTGTTTTTGTTTTGCCTACGAACTGTAGTACAAACCCTAGTTCTCCAGGTGTATATTCTAGGTCTTTTGCATATGGGAATAGTAGCATTTATCTTTTATACCGTCCCAAATTCTACTAGTTTGTGCATCTATGCAATTATATCATTAAAAGAGAAAAAGGGGAAGTATTTAACGAGGTGGTACTTCCCCTAATCTCCGTTCACATTAAGTGAACTTGGCACAGGTCGGCGGGACCGTACATCTATTCTATCATATTTGCTTAGATTGTCTTCTTTGTGCTGCTTGTACATATTTAACCCAACAAGGTTTGCAATAAGATATCCTGCCATCATGAGATGTTCTCATAACAGGGAATTGACCAATTGGTTTCTTGGTTTTGCATGTTAAACAAACCTTTGAATCTCTTATAATTGTTGGACCAGTTTTCTTAAGATTTTCTCTCTTAATTTTACCCATTTGATTACAGCAAATTATGCAATAGGTTTGTATACCCTTTTTTGTATAACTTGATTTATAAAATAATGAATAGTCTTTTGTTTCTAAACATCTAGGACACTTTTTTTGCATTTTTATGTTTCCATTCTTGGTTATTGTATGTCTTTAATCTATGGCAATTAGAACACAATGTCTGTGTATTATTTGGATCATTGTCTGCTGGATTACCGTTCTTGTGATCTACATCTAGTTGACAAGGATGCTTTGGTATAAAACCACACATCTCACAACATGGACCTTTGGTTCTTCTTCCTACTTTTTTACAAGTCTCACAAACTGGTCCATAAACCTTTTCTCCTTTATAGTTATAGCCAACAAATCTTTGTAGATTCCCGCACTGACAAAGACTTCTTACTACTCTGCCTCTTGCCTTACCTGTTTTCTTCATTGTTCTACCCATCCTATTTCTTTTAGTTTACCCTCGCAGAATCTGCAGATTTCTTCTTTATATTCTGTTT